AATCAAATCTGTTGATGCACCACGCTCTGCGTCCTGTGTGAGTGCTGTACTAGACTGTGTACTAGACTTAGTAGCAAATTCAACAGTACCAGTATTACCACCCTTTGTCAATTTAAGTCTGTAGGTAGAAGAGTAGTCAGCCTGTTTAACATAGACCAGTGCTTCTGGATTACGTGTAGAGGCTGTAGCTGTGCCTTTTGCTATCGTAGTATTCTTGTTTACAATAAACGTAGAGTCTGCAATAGAGACAGCCGCTAGCTCTTTACTAGGGTCAGTAAGTCCTGACAAGTAAGAAGCTGCGTTGTTAGTGACAGTCTTGGATGTGCCATCCTTGTCAAACACCCTGATTACACCAGCAGTATCTACCACCATAGAGTAAAACTCATTCTCATCTCTACGGATAGTATGTACAAATGCCTTGTCTAGGTTACTGATAGTACCTAAGTTAGCTACATGGGTAGTGCTAGGACGCTTAGACAATCCTGATACCACACTAGATAGTCCGTTCTCCTGCACCTCTGCTTGTGTGTTAAGGCGTAGGGATGGTGGCTGTTGTGATACCCCATTGATGAGGTTTGGTATGGATTGACTGATGAGTGCCATTAGAGTGTTCTCCTACCCTGCCTATCAATGATAGAGTATGTGTCATAGTTATCAAAGATGTTATGGTCATCTGCTGCCTTGTCAAACTCTTTTAGTTCCATTAGCGCAGTCATCTCATCTCGTTCTTGAAAATCATGTAGTGTATTAGAACCAACCACACGGTCTTGGAAAACCCTTGTAGCTTTTAGTACTATATATCTCTTAGCTACCTCAGGTAGGTCACTAAAGTTTAATTGAACCACAACGTCTAACTGAGTAGAAGCACCTACATTAAAGGTGTGGTTGGTCCTGTCATACATCTTTAGGCCACGCTGGACTAGGTTAGGACTATCAGCCGCTAGCGTAGCGTCAGCACGTAGGATGTCGGTACCTAATATAATGTGTCCGTTAGTATCCTGTGCAAAGCTTTTATTTAATTCTGTGTTGAAGTGCCAGCCCATAGACTGTACTTCTCTATCTATTGTGTTTAATATTGTTTCAGCTACCTCTGCCTCAATAAGACCAGAGGATAAACTACTTACAGGTGCTTCGCCAATGGCAGAAAGCATCGTGTTGACTGCATCTAATTGTGTTGTTCCTGCCATATCATTTACCTTTATGCTTTCCACTTAGTCTTGTTGGCCCAATAAGCCGCACTTGACGGTCCTTTAGCTATGTTCTTGGCATGACGAGACTTAAATGCTTTGCGTTGTTTTGCTGATTGATTAGTCTTAGCACCTCGCTCACCGAACCTAATTATTTTAGGTTTATCCTTAGTGCCTACTAATACAGCATGTGACTTCTTACCCTTAGGGGAACTTTTAGGTATCCTTAAACCCCTAAAGGTTTCTCCTGCGTGTGTAATACTCATCTTATTTCTTCTTCATATACTTGTTCTGGACAGGCTTACCCACCTTCTTGGCTTCTTTCTTAGCGGCCTCTTGGCCTTTCTTAGTATACTTAAAATGTTTTGAACCTACTTGTGGCATAATTATTTCCTATACTGTGCTGTCTTCTTAGCAATCTTGAGGGGTTGACGGACAAACTGTTTACCTTTGCGAGAACCTTCACGCTTTGCTTTGGTAGTAGCAGCGTACTCTGATGAAGAGAGCGACTTAATAGCCGCCTCTGGTAGGTAACGCTCACCTGTCTTAGCAGATGGCTTACCAGACTTAGTACGCCACTTCTGTTTGGTCCACTTCTTAAGGCTTTCCTGAGGCTTCTTCACGATGTGTAGCCCCCACCTGCTTTCTTGTAACGTGATGCAAGTAGTTGTGCTTTACGAGCAGACCATTGACCAGCGTTACCGCCCTTGCTTCCAGCTTTAATGCTATTGAACATACGCTTACGCATGGTAGGCTTAGTGTAATTACCTGCCTCGTTTACACGTGACTTCTTAATTTTTAATTTATTCATAACACCATCCAATAAATGGAGAGAGGCTCTAGAAACCTCTCCCCTTTGTTATGTTAAGCGTCAGCGTCAAGCAATGCGATACATGATGCAGGACGTAGGACGTTATGGCCCATTGCGTACTTAGCAACCATGAGTGTACCCTGACGGTTAATCTGATACTCAGACTCCATACCAAGGTCAAGCAACTTAACAGTAGCTACTGCTTCTGGTGTAAAGACAAAGCCTTTAATCAGTGAAGCTTCTGCTACCATGTCACGCCCATCAACAGCGGCTGTCGGTAGGTCGTAGTGTGTTGTACGGCCTGAACCAGCAGTGTTTGCTAGTGGTGCATTGTCTGATGTCTTACCTTCAGCAGCATCACCTGTAGTGAAGTTAGTGTACAGGTTAGAAACGTCAGCATGGTTTGACATGATTACAGGAATACCTGCAATAGCTGGAACCATACCTGATGCAACAGGACCGTTACCACCGAAGTCTTTGTTCATGTATGTCAGCTTAGAGCCATCAGTTACATCCATCAGTGCATAGTACTGTGCTGGTGGAAGGACAACGATTGCGTTCTCTGACGGAATGTTAGAGATGTCCATTGTCTTCTTGGCATCAAAGATAGCTTTAGCAATCTTCGCAGGGTCAAGCAGGTCAGCAGTAGCCGTACCTACAGTGACGTTACCAGTAAAGTCTTCTTCACCAAATGCTTTATAGTCTTGAATAAGACCAGCAGCGGCTGTAGCGTTAGTTGACAGAGCCGCCTTAACGAGCATACGTGCTACGTTACGGTCAGCTTCGTTAGCCAATGCAATACCAGCTTCTTTTGAGTAGATGGAACGTACATCGTAGTGGTTAATTGCTTCATCAATGTTAGCAATGAACTGGCTAGAGATGAGCAAGTCATCAATAGTTACAATGCGTTCACCAGCGCGAATGGAGCCACCAGTGATTTCGTTTCCGGGGGTTAGGTACTCAGCAGTTGCGCGTCCAGTCATTGGAAACGATGCGGATTTACCTTTGCTGATTGTACGTGTACGTACTTTATCAGATAGTACTTTCTTTTCCTCATAGGCAGTCAGGACTTCTCCAGCGTACAGCTTAAGAAAGAGGTCACGAACGTCACCTGTGAGGTTATTCTGGCCTTGGAAGCTTACGCTATAGGCCGGATTTGAAGCAGCTTGTGCCATTTTATTACCTCGTTAGTTTTAAGTTTTAGTTGTGCCTCAACTTTACTATACTTTCTCCAACAGATTGTCCCTCGCAAGGGGTCAGGGGTAGTCGTGTCTAGTAACTTTGAGTAGGGTTTCCCCTTCTAAGAACACCAGTTAGATGTGCTTAGAAGGAGAGAGGAAGGAAAGGAGACTTCCTCAATCCCATGCAACATGTTAGAACAGGCTAGATTTAGCTAACTTATTAGCTACCTGTTGCCTGTAGGCAGGGTCTTTAGCGTATCTAGGGTCACTCATAGCAGCAGTGAGTTCCGCATTACTTTCAAAACGCCCACCTGAGGATACAGAAGCTGTTTGTCCCTGTAGTAGGGAAGGTTCTGCCTCAGAACGATAACGTGCGTTTAGACCTTGGATGGCAAGTCTCATAACATTAGAGTCTCTTGATTCCATCGTTGCATTAAAAGCATCAATCTCATTGTCGGGTAAGTTATCTGATGCCCATTGTACCATGTTAGTATATTGTTCTTCACCACCTGTGATGGAGTACATCTCAGAGGTTACTTGAGTAGCCAAGGCATCCTGCCCTGCTACCCATGAGTCTACCATAGACTGTGGGAAGCCAGCTTCTTCTAGTGCTTGATAAGCTTCAGCAGACAATTCACCATTCTCTGCGTACTCTTCCTCAAACACTTCAAAGTCTAGACCCTTACTGTCTAGTAGTTCAGACACCTCAGAAGCAGACTCATTACCTGTAGCTTCTACTGTCTCTGTTTCTTCTGTCTCGTCACCCTTGCCTAGCTTAGTCTCTAGTGCAGAGTAAGCTTTAGCCATATCTTCAGGTGACTTAAATTTCTCAGGTAGCCATTCAGGACGTTCAGGGTCTTGCTGGCTACCCTCTACTTTCTCAAGCATTTCTTTTACATGTTCTTGAGATTCAGGTTCAGGTTCTTGATAAGTGTTAATAGCTTCTGCCATCTATTACTCCGCTTCTGTCACAGCCTTTGCAATCTGAGGTCCAGCACTTTGTGCCATACCTGCGGCTGTCTGTTCTAACATTTGTTGTTGTTGCATTTGTTGTTGCATCATCTGTTCTTGTTGCTTCTGCTCTGCTGATTTAATCAGGCCAGAAGTATCAATGCCTAGTGATGCGGCTAATCTATCTATGTAGTCACCTAAGTTCATCTCACTCTGAATAACCTCAGGACCAAGTGGCTGAAGATACTGTAAGAATGTAGCAAGTTTGTTTAGGTCTTGTCCTCTACCTAGTGCTTCAATACCTGTGACAACAGTAGGTTTAACACTGTCCTTAGGCATCTTAGGCATCTTGCCCTGCTTGACAAGAGACTCAAGAAGCAGATTAATAAGAGGTAGTTGAAACTCCTGTGACAGGATTGAGTATACACCACCTAGTGCAGTCTCTAGTTCCTGTGCCATAAAGCGTACTTCTTCAGCCGTGACACGTTCTGCTGAACGCTGTACACTACTGTTAAGTAAGAAAGCTGATGCTAGTCTATCGTTAATCATACGCATAGTCTCTAGTGCTACACGGAAATCTGCTGACTTCTGGACCTGTAGTGTAGAGACATCATTAGCATCACCTGTTAAGAAAGCACCATTAGGAGCCTTGGCTAGGTTAGATGATTTAGTCTGACCATTAGGACGTACTAGGAATAGAACCTTAGAAGAGGCTGCACTTCCCTGTACGATAGCCTGTGTCAATGCTTCAAGACTACGTAAGTCACCCATGTATTCTTCAATAAAACCACGCCCATAATCTTCACCATCAATACGGATAAAACGTAATGGAATGAATGGGTTACTGTCCTTCTTGAATGTTCCACGTGAATTAGGAACCTCGATACCAGCCACTTCCTGATGTACCATCTGCCCTTTTTCAGTAGTCTTTACACAGGTATATAAGTCATAGTTCTTTACTGGTGTGTCAGATGGTGGGATGATTTCCTTCACTGCGTCAGGAAGCATCAGGGGTGACACACTTTCTTTCGTGATAATCTCTAAGATGTTACCCATAGCATCACGCTTTGTAACGTAACGGTCAGGTCTATACACCTTCATGCCACCCTCTTTGGGCATGTATACTAGAGCATTACCAGTAACGATAAGTAGTTTCAGTGCCTCAAATACAGGGACACGAATAGACTTACCTTCAATTTCTTGCATAGCCGCACGTTCAATACGTGCAAGCCCCTCTTCTACCTGACCACGATTATCACCTGCTATCTGTTGCAGGTCAAAGTCATCAATAGTCAGACGAAAGAATGGGCTATTCGGTGGCAGTAGAGCAAGAAGCAATTTAGATGCGAGGTTATTTACACCCCTTGCTCCAATGCCTTGATAAGGTGTAGCATAAGTAGATGAACTACTATGCCCTTCCTCTGGCATGAGAGTAGGAATGGTTAGCTTCGCTGCCTCACGGCCTCTCTCAAGGAACGTATCACGCTCACTCTCAAGCTGACTGTAGCGTTTAGCTACTGTACCTACTTCTTCTTCCATTTAATTATCCCTTCGGAATATTTAATCCTGATGAACCTTCACCACCTACTTGTGCAGCAGACTTGGACTGACCTACTAAGGCACGTTTGCCTCTACGTCTACGTCCTAGTTTAGATGAACCAGTTACATCTTCTGCAATATCTACCATTGTGTCAGCATCACGGTCACTGCCTTTAGTAGTGGCGGTAACTGGTGCTGGCGGTGCTGGCGGTGGTGGTGGCGGTGAGCGTCTACGTCCTCCACCCATCTTAAGACCCCTTCGGTATCTGTAAGCCAGAACCTTCACTGGCTACTTGTGTTGCTGTATCTTTTGTAATGTCCTGACGTAAGGCTCTCTTACCTTTACGCTTCTTACTAATCTGCTCTGACTCAAGTTCAGTGTCATCTAACTCAATGTCAGGTGTCTTCGTTACTGCTGTAACTGGACGAGCAGGTGTTGGTAGTGGCGCAGGACTGCGGCTTCCCATAAATCCACCCATGTTAATCTTCCTCATAATCTTGGTTTTGTAATCCTACAAGCTTCTGTATAATAGACTGTTGACCCCTAAGGAAAGCTAATTCCTCAGGGGACACTTGTTCAAGCGGAAGTTTGTTAGGATACAAGTGTTGTAGATGGTTTAATAGTCCATCCGTTATGTTAAAGTCGTTACCTAATAGTTTCATTTTACGCAAACTTTCGCTAATGTTGTAACTTTAGATGTCTACTAACTCACATGCACCAGCAGTACACGCCAGAGTTTGACCACCTGTTGTTGTATCTTCCTTCTCATAGAGTGAAAGTGCTGTCCAATCAATCGTGCTAGGCATCTGTTTCTTGAGTGTCTCATATGTTTTCTTATCTATATCCTGATAGGGTGCTTGTGCATATGTATGGTCACTATGTGGTAGGAATGAGATACCAGAGCAGATGTCAAAGTTAGCATATACCCATGCACCTACTGCCATCCACTCCTCATCACGTACTGTGATGGTGACTGAGGGCTTATGCTCACACCAGTTTAGAGCGTATGTCTTCCATAACTCTAGCTGTTCTAGTGCTGTCATATCATCACGTGTGACTGCACCACTAGGTGACTTAGTAGGAAAGCTGAACACTGTAGTAGAGTCAGGCTTCATTACACAAGGTTCAGCAGGTATACCACTGTCCTGCATAAACCGTGTTAGTGGGTCTTTGTTATCACCACGTACAGTACGGATATAGTAATCACTATGTCTTGCATGAATACCAGAGGCAGTGTCAGTTAGCTGTGACACAGTACCTGATGGCTTCACACAGGTAATAGCGGCTGACACAGGTACACCTAGCTTATCAGCATACTCTGCATTAGTATCTATAGCCACCTGCTTCATCTCAGCTAGCCAACGCTTGCTGTCAGTGTTCTTAGATAACACAGGGTTATCCATGATACCTGTCAGTGATACACCTAGTAGTCTCTCTTCCTCTGTATTCTTCTGCCATATCTTACGCAAGTAGGGCATCTTAGTAAAGGTAGACTGTGCTGTACCAAGGATGGTAGCCATACGTACCTTACGCTTAAGGCTCTTGAGGTCATCACTCTCTCGTACTACAACCTCAGTTAGATTACAGAACTGGTATGGACGTAGGATAATCTCAGAGCAAGGGTTGGTACCCCACTCATGTCCTGTCTCTCTACGTCCGTTCTTTGCTACGTGTGTGTCTGCTGCTGTACGTGAGAAGATACCACGTTCACCTGACTTAGATTCTACAAGTGACAACCACTCACGCATGAACCCTTCCATGTCTGGTTTGTCTGTGTAGGCAACAGAGTTATTAGCCAAAGCACGTTGCCCCTCGTTGTCCCACCAATTACCTGACTTAGCATGTGCCATGCGTCCATCACTCAGGTTAGATAAGCTAATCATAGCTGACCTACGTACACCACCTACTACTACAACCTCACCAATCTTACACATGATGTCGTGACACTCAATGCTAGTAAGCTTACGTCCTGTTGCAGTCTTAAATTTTTCTACCACAAATTTGAATAGGTCATTCAATGGCTCTGGTCCTGATGCTCTACCACCAAAGGTCTTGAGCCTTGCACCTGCTGGACGGATACCTGACAAGTCCCACTGAGGTATGATGCCAGCATACAGTTGGGTAATCAAAGCTCGTAGTGCTACAGCCCAACCTTCCTTACTATCTTTAACTGCTATTACTTCAGAGGTAGTATCAAAGTGTTCTGGTACTACAGGTAGGTTAGTGATAGCCTGTCGTTCAACACTGAAGCCCACCCCTGTACCACACAGTAGAATAAACATAGCCTCATCAAAGGCTCTAATGTTATCCACTGGTAGGTATGAGCAGTTGTATATGCAGGTGTTGTCACGGTCAGCCGCAGGTCCAGCAGTCATCAATGCTCTCATAGATGGCATGACTTCTAGGTTTAGGATTGCTTCTTCTAGTTCAGCTAACTCTTCTTGAGGTAGACCAGTCTTTGATATGTACTGGATGTATCTACTTACTGTCTCGCTCCAAGTCTCTCGTCTGTTCTCATCTTCAAGCCATCGTGCATACCTACTGGTAGCAATAAAAGTCTGGTAGTCTGTAGGTAGTTGATTGCTTATCATCGGTTGTCCCCTTCACCATGTAGTGTACCTGCTAGCTGTCGTGCCTGTAGTTTTTCTAAGTTCTTCTCTGCAATAACTTGTAGTGATGTACCACAATCATGTGCCAGTGCTGCCAGCATCCACAGTACGTCACCCATCTCAGCTTCAATCTTAGATTTCTGGTCCTCTAGTTTGATACCATCACGCATCATCTTGGCGACCTTACCAGAACACTCTCCTGCCTCTTCTGCTAGACCCAAGGCAGGGTATGTGATGTTGTATGCCTTAGGATATACAGCAGTAGTGACTGCTCGTTGTTGATACTCATAGAAATTAATCATCTTCACCTACCTCTACACCATCGCTCTTCACTGCGTATACGGATGTTACATAACTGTATGTCATTGCCTGTAAGAATGTCTTGAAGTTAGACAACATCTCCGACAGGAAGCCCTCACATTCAAACACTTGTTCAGTGTGTCCAATGTAGGTACCCTCATCATCATACCTATCTACTCTAAATGTTACTACATCCATTACCAATTTACTCCCTTAGTTTTCTCTAATAGTTCTACCATCTTGTTAAGATACCAGATGGCTTTCTTTGCATCCTGAATAGGATTACCCTTCTTCATCAGGCGTGAGCCTGTGTACTTTATCACGTTACCCTGACAATAGCTGATAGCTTCGTACTCACCTAGCACATCTACTATGTAGTCGATAGTTTCAATGTTACTATCTGCGTAGTGGGCAGGACTATTAACCATGTCTATCTTACCACTGATGCGTACACTAGCTTCCTCAATCTCTGCTAGCTTCTGCTTCATGTACTCTTCATGCCTTAGTTGCTCTGCCATAACTTCACCTCTGCTGTGTCTGTATCATACTCACCGTCACGTAGGATACGTGCTAGCCTAGCGTTCTCTAAGGCTACCTCTTCTGATAAGCCTTTACTAACAAATGCACGAACCACTGCATCCCAACCATCACCATCTGCCAGAATCTTATCAGCAGTTTTCGGGCCAACAGCAGGGCATCCTTTGTAGTTGTCGGTGCTATCTCCAATAAGAGTCTGCTTAAAGAAATTGTAGTCAGCTTCTTCTTCGCTGATTGTAACAACCTCTCCATCAATCCAATGCTTTGCTGGTACAGTACGAAGGTCTTTATCTTCAGACCAAATAATAGTATCTGGATTCGCAGAACCCAATATCCCCAAGACATCATCTGCTTCTAATCTCCTATAGATTATGGTGTTATACTTACTAGCTATGTAATCCCTTGCATACTTTAATAGCATGGGTCTACGCACATTACTACGATTAGCTTTGTAGTATGGTACTAGTTCCTTACGGTAGTTCTCTTTATCAGACAGGGCAACAACACAATCCTGTACTGGTGCTTCTCTTAGTAGCTTACCTATCTGTTCCTCTATCCTAGCATCTACATCAGGCTCCCAAGCATGTAGTGTCCACAGCCCATCACCCCAATTAATAGGATTTTCTGCTGAAGTAGCCGCCTTGTATGCAATGATGTCTCCATCAATAAGCAGTAGGGTCATCGTCTATCTCCTGTTCTTCCTGTTGCATGTCCTTCAGTTGTGACAGGGTAGCTATCTTAATACCTGTAGTAACCTGAAGGTAGTCTAAGTAAGACTCTACTATCCACTTGATGCAGAGACATAGGGTAACACCAGCAAAGCTGATGGTGCATA